CTTGTTAATCGCTCGCCAGATTGCGCCGCCGGATCGCAAGCCGGCCGCGATGGCTTTTTCCACCTCAGCCTGCGTGGCGGCCTGGATATTGCGCCCTGTTTGTTCCGGGCTTTGATCCGACTGGACATTCGCTGCAGCCTGGCCGCCGGCGTCTACCTGAACCGATATCGGAAAGTTGTAGGTCGCCGAGGCGGCAGGTGCCTGCTGAGAACTGCCGACCATGCCTCCTGACGCATAGCCCTTCCTGTTCAGCCGATCCAGATGGTCGCGCATACCAGGCTGGCTAACGACCTCCTTGCGAACGACATACTCGCCGCCATGGACAACGCCCTTCGGCTCGAACTTGCCGCCGTTACCGGTGTAGCCGCCGGCCGAGAATCCCTCACGGGCAATCGTCTCGCTGAAGCCGGTCATCGTCCCTGAGCCTGCAGCAGACGCGCCGCCGCCGAAGAAGCCGCCGATGGCAGAACCAAACAGGCTGCCGGCGATGCCGGTGACTGCCTGGCGAGTGGCGATGCGCGCCATGTCAGCCAGGATCGACTTGGTGAAGTCCGAGAACGAGAGCTTGCCGGAGATGGCGAAGTTCGCCACCGCGTCCTCCATGGAGCTGAAGGCGTTGGTGAAGAATGAACGCGACTGGCCGGCAACGTCACGGGCACTGTCCAGGTAGTCCTGGAACGCACCGCGCGCGCCGGCGCTCCAGCTTGATTGGGCCTGGTCCAGCTGGGCCCAGCCTTCTCGCTGCGCCGCGATGCGTTTGCCCAGGTACTCGCGCTCCAGGTCGATCTGCGCCTGCAGGTCCTGGCGCTGCTTCTCGCCCTGGGCATTGGCCAGTTCGGTCTGCAGTTGCAGGATGCGGTTGTTGGTCTCTTGCTCGAGCTGCAGGCGCTCCTGCATCCGCGCAGCGTCCTTCTGGCCCATGCCCACGGCATCGGCCCGGGCGGCGTACTCCATCCGCTCGGTGGCCAGCTTGCGCTCCATCTGGGCGCGGTACTGCTCGGCCTGGGTCAACCCCTGGGCGCCCTTGATCGCCGCGGCATAGTTCGTCGAGGCCTGTGCCAGCGCCTTGCCGTACTCCTCCTGGCTGATCTTGCCCTTCTTGAAGGCCAGGTCCAGCTGCTGCTGTTCCTTGGTCAGGGCGCGGGCGGCCTGGGATGCCGGGTCGTACTGCGCGTACAGGCGGGAGAAGGTGTTCTCGGCCTCGGCCACGCCACGATTTACGTTCTTCGGCGCGTTCTTCTTCGCCTCGCGCTCCTTGATGTCGGCGATTTCCTTCTCGATGTTCTTGCGGGCAACCGCGTACTTCTTCTCTTCTTCGGCAGTAAGTCCGCCAGACTTCAATGCATCAGCTCTTGCCTTATCGAGATCAACCAGTTGCTTACTCAGCTTTTCTGTCTGAGTTTGTGCACTCTTGAACGTCGAGTTGATGACGTCCACGCCTTTCTTTCCGGCGTCGTTAACGATCCGCGTCGACGTACCTTCCCAAGCCTTCCAAGAGGCGTTGGCGATCTGTCCTTGAAGCTCAGTGGCACGCTTTTGGAGCGCCGCCATGCTTTGAGGGTTTATCCCCATAAGGCTCGATGCGGCAACACCGTTCTGGGCAATGCTCTTTTGTGCGTCAGCGATTTCCTTGTAGACCTCGGCAAGCTCCTGCTCTGGGGTTTTCTTGCGACCGACATCAAGCATCGCATCCCATGCCCGTTTTGCTCGCGACGCAAGGGAATCCCAGGCGCTCTCGAGCGACCCCAGGTTGCTCTCCATCTCACTGGCCCTGCTAGTCAGGGTTGAAGCATATGCCTCTGTCGCCACTTTTGCGGCGTCGATGGTTTTTCCTTGCTCCTGCAGTGCAGCGATGTTCGCGTACTGGGTCGCAGTGAGGAAATTCAGCTCCTCATCCAGCTTCTTTACTGCCTCTACCGGACTCTTGGCTATATCGTTGAAAGTCTTGACCACATCCGATATGTCCGCGCCGGTTTGCTTCGACCATGCGAGAGAAGCCCTCGTGATCTGGGCGTACATCGGTGTCAGCTTGTTTCCTGCGGCAGCGAGCTGCTCCAGGACCTCGGATGCTGCTCCGACTGTCGATTGCGTTCTAGCAACCTGTTCGGCCAGGCCCGCCAATTCGTTGTAGCTGGTTCCGGCCGCATTGCCGTTCTTGATAATGGAATCCGTTAGTCGGTCAGACTCTTCCGAGCCCTTGTAGTAGGCAAGACCAAGTGTAGCGGCTGCGGCTGCTGCTACCGTGAACGGATTCACCAAGCCAAGGACATATCCACCCAGAGCACGTGCAGCCGGAATTGCGCCACCAAACATATCCTTGAGCTGACCGCCCTGCTGCAGAAACACGGTGAGCGGCGCTTGGCCGCCCTGAAGGCTCACAGCAATATCGGTGAACTGTGCTGGCACTCCACGCAGCGCAGCCTGATATGCCTTCGCGGACATGCCGGCCCTATTCATGCTCGTGGCTGTTTCACCAAGTGCGTCGCGCATCGTGTTGATACGATTGGTGTACTCAACGAAGGTATCACTCTCGACAATGCCTGCCTTCTTGTACTTGGCGAGCCTTTCCTGCATATCGTCTAGACGACCCAGAGCTGCGACTGACGGGTTGATCTGACCGAGCAGTTGAGAAAGGGCTTTGCGCTGATCAGAAAGGCTTTCCGACACCCCTTCAGCGGACGCCGCAGCAGCATCCCCGGCCCTCTCCATTTGCTGCAGCGATCCGGTGAGGTCATCCGCATTTCGCTTCGCCCCGCGCGAGTCAATGGTTACGGCAAGGCGCGATTCTTGAGCCATCACTTTCTCCAGGCACAAAAAAACCCGCCGAAGCGGGCTTTTGATTTGTTTTGCTCAGCTAGCAGCAAGCTCGCTTCCGCAATGCTTACACTTGATCGCCTCAACCTTGACGTCTTCTGCGCAGAATGGGCAGGTTTTGGTCTGTGTCTTCACATCCTGCTGCGTAACAGGATCGCTTGCAGGCTGAGGCGGAGCGCTAGCTGAATTCGTCTCTGGCAGCTTGAAAGCCCATACCAGCGCGACAACCCACCCAAGCAGGGTCCAGCCCAGGAAGAAATTCACCAAGGCAATAGACGCAATATTTGTGTGCCCACGAAGCTTCGCTTCAATGGTTGGCAACATGTAAAGAAGTGGCACGGTCACCAGGCCTGAGAACACTACAAGGTGACCGAAGGCGTTCAATTCATCACTTGGAATCGAGCCCATGCTGACGCTGTACGCCGCGAGGAATGCGAGAACCACGAACCTCAGTGCAAACATTGTTCATCCCTGCTGAATGTATATGGCTTGATGCTAGCATTTCGGACCATGGCAACCAACACCATCTGCGCCAGCCGGCGCTCGCCGACAAAAGCCACCCTGTCCGCCCATCCACCCTGGACGGAAAGCCAGTAACCGGATTGGATCCAGACGTAGTAGCGTTTCGATGCCAACAACGGAGAATCGACATGGCATTCGTCACGCAAGACACAAGACGGTACATCGTTGAAACCAACTCACCAGAAAACACGCATTGGAACACGCTCTATGAGCCGTCAGACAGGGTTCCGGTTTCCGGCATTTATCGATGTGAAGGTTGCGGGGACGAGATCACATCCAACGCCCGGGACCCCTTTCCTCCGCAAAATAGGCATCAGCATCAGGACCAATCTGCCCCAATCCTGTGGCGCCTGATTGTACGCACCAAAACAAGTTAATCATCACACCAACGAACCGCCCCAGGCCGTTGCCGGTAAGCCCATGGACTGGGGAATTACGACCTAGGAGGTCAACTTGTCTTACGATCCGATGACGCAAGAACAAGCAATCAACCAGCTCGTTACTGTGGTCTTAGCCCTCGCACATTCTCAGGCTGCCGTGAACCATGACCATACCCTGGCACGGCTCGGGGCAGCGGTGCTTGCCTGCCGCAAGCAAGGATACGGCGACGGTTATGCCATGCAGATCTTCGATCAGGTGTTCCCAGGAAAGCAGCTCCCGATTGTGCTATCTGATGAAGAGTTCGCTAAGAAGCAGCGCGAGGCTGGCCAGCAAAGTTGAACTTGGTGATGGTCGAGGTCGAAATCAGTGCTTCGCTGATATAGACCCGACCATCCGTCCCTACCACGAACGGTAACAGGGCTGCAGCCTGGGTTCCTTTTTCTCTGGACATTTCCTTCTCCTGCGGCCTGGCCGCGTCAGTCGTTGCTGTTCTTCTCCGCCCAGTTGGCGCGGAATTCTTCATCCAGGGCGAACACCACTGCCTCGAGCTCGTCACGGTCGATGGCGGTCGGGTGCCGGACCAGGTACTCGCTGACCATGCCTGCGGTGATCGGAGCCGGCGCGGCCATCATGCCGACGTACTGCCGTGACCTGCTGATCGCGTTGTAGGCGTCCAGCAGCTGGTCAGTGACCGGGTCAATCTCCGGGGCCGGCGGTACCGCGCCAACGCCGCTCAGGCGCTCGCGTTTCCAACGCTTTTTCTCGTTCTCTTCGCCCGCCCAGTCGCGGCCCCATCGGTAGACGGCGAGAGCTTTCCCATCGACTCCTTGATGCGCTCCTCGACGCGGTTGGCGATGTCGACGCCGGTGCGCAGAGCCAGGAAGTAGACGCTTGGCATCTGCTCGATCAAGGCCTTGCCGAGCTCCGGGGTGTACGGCGCCGGCTCGCCCGGGCGCTCGGCCACGTCGACGCCCTGCCAGTCCTTGATCAGGTGGTGCGCCACCAGGTCCATGTAGAGCTCGTCGTCGACCTCGATCTCGGCCTGGGGGATCTGCGCAACGCTGAACTGCTTGGTGCCGACGCCGGCCTGGGAGTCGACTGCCGTCAGGTGCCGATTGATCAGCGCGCGGTGCGATCGGTACACAGGGTCTGCGGCTGAACCGACCAAGATCTTGGCGCCTGGGGCGAACTCCACCCAGCGCTGGCCGTGGAGGTCCAGGTCGGGCTTGCGAGCAATGGTGAATCCCATGGTCTTCCTCTGCGGTAAAAGGCCCGACACGCACCGCAGGGCGTGCCGGGCAATGGTTACGCCGTGACGGTGATCGCCGCGGTGCCTTTCTTGGTGCCATCCACGGTGCTGGTGGCGGTGATGGTCGCGGTGCCGACCGCCACACCAGTCACGACGCCGGAGGCACTGACGGTGGCCTTGCTCACATCCGAGCTGGACCAGGTGACGGTCTGGGTTGCGCCGACCGGGGCCACGGTGGCGGCCAGGTTGGTGGTCGCGGCCACTGCTACGCTGGCGGTCGACGGGGCCACGGTCACGCCGGTGGGCGCCGGCGGTGCCGGGCGGCGAGTGATGGTCGGCGAAACGCGGCGGGCGGTGTAGGTCAACTCCACCTGGATGATGTCGGTAGCGCCGCCATCCGGCCAGGACCCGCTGATCTCCATCTCCGGGATCAGGAAGTCGTAGGCGCCGTCGGCATTGCTCAGGGTGAACTCGAAGCTGATCGCGTCACCGGTCTGCTGCTTCTTCCACAGCTCGTAGGCCGTCTTGGCCCAGCTGAGGGTAATGCTGCCCGACGGCGTGAAGGTGGTCGGGATGATTTTGCCGGCGAAGGGGTTGCCGTTGCCGATGCAGCGCTGGGTCTGCACCGCGTTGTCGAACTGCAGGTTGAAGGTGTCGACGCAGACGTTGTTGTCGCCGACCTGCACACCGTTAAGCTTGAGACCGGAGACATCCTTGAAGCCGTAGCGGCGCTGGAAGGCCTCGGCCACCGGCGTGAGGATGAAGTTGGTGTCGTCGTCCTTGTCCTGCCAGCCGGTCGCGGCGAAGGTGGTAGTCACCTCGATCTCGCCGTCGTTCGGAACCTGGATGTTCATGGTGGCGACTTGGGCGCCGGTGGCCTTGCCGGCGATACCGACATCCGCAGCGTAGTAGCCCAGGCTGAAGCTGATGCGGTCGTTACCCATGGTCATGACGTTGTTGTCCCAGTCCTTGCCGAAGCAGGAGGCCATGAACTCGTCCAACGCGCCGAAGCGCATCTTGGTGCCGACATCGCCGGCCACGTCCACGGTGGTCTGGGCGGTGCCCTGCGACATGCGGTCTTCGCCGATCTCGTTGTTCTCGGCGGTGTTGTAGGTGGGCCCAACACCGAAGCTGGTACGCGTCAGCACGTTCCAGGGGCCTGGCGGGGTGGTGCCTGGCGTGACTTCACGAATCCAGGCGGTTGCAACCTTGGCACCACTCGACATGGCGTGTTTCTCCTATCAATAGGCGTAAAAAAACCGCCATGTGGCGGGTTGGTTGTGGTGTGCTCAGCGGCGCGAGAGCAGGCCGCCCGGGCGGACCTCTTTACGCAGAACATCGCGAACGACCTCCTCCATGGCCCGCTCCCGATCTTTAGATGCAACCTTCTCAAGCTTCATCTTGCCTGCCTCGGCCAAAGCTACGGCGAGATCACTGTTTCCATCATCAATCGATCTGCGCAGATCGGTTGCCAGCTTTGAGCTGGAGATTTCCTCCGACAGGTAGCGGAGCACCGCATCCGGACCTTTTGCTCGCGCCTTCTCGAACTCGCTTACGCCGAGGCCAATGCCGGTGGCCACGTACTGACCATTACCGTTCCGCTCGAGCTTCACAGCCAATTGCGCCGGATCGATAACGCACTGATCGATCATGGCCTGGCTGATATACACCTTGCCCTCATGAACAATGAAAGGCACTGCCGACACGGCCCGGCTGCGACCGCAGTACCTTGCATTCGGGTCTACCCCGCTGACGCTCACACCATCCGAGTTGGCCTCGAACTCGCCTGTGGCTGTGTTGATCTTCCAGCCGGAAACCCCCGGCACGTAATTGGCACTCTGCATTGTTTCTCCTGATCGGCCTCAGTAGGCCCGGTATGGAATGGACAGGTTGACCTGGTACCAGCCGTGGCCGTCATCGCCGATAGTGCTGGCAGATGCCGCGTAGCACTCGAATGGCCCGGCCGGGTCGCTGTAGAACTGGAAGTGCTCGACCAGCGTGTCGGCGGCCTTGGTGATGGCCAACGTGCCCTTGTAGCTGGGCACGAACAGCTGAACGATGATGATGCCGGTGCGGCGCACGCATGGGCCGATGCCGATCTCCGGAGCGCTGGAAAGCCCGGGCACATCCGCCAGCCTGGCCCAGATCGGCTTGCCGGCCGGGTCGAATGGCGCGCTGTTATTCGGGTAGTCCACTGCGCCAGCCGGAATACCGGCCCACTGCTGCATGCGCCCAATGACGACAGCGCGGATCTGTTCGAAGGTCATGAGCTGTACTTCTGCGCAACGCTATGGAATGAAACGCCGTAGATCCCGGCAGGGGCTTTCTTCGAGTGGCCATCTTCGAGCGGTACGGCGTATGGCAGATTGTTCTGTATGAACACCTGGGTAAACGGAGCCAATCCGCTCATGACCGACAACCCACGATCGAAGGTTTCGCCACTATCCGGGTCGATCGCGGCTGAAACTGTGTAGACCGGCGCGCCTATGCTGACGATGTTGTTACCCCTGAACCTGCCAGTGTCGACCGGCGACGTCAGCAGAATGAGCTGAAGTATTTCAGCCGAGATCGTGCGCACACGAAGGGCGAGCTGATCCTCAACAACGCCGGCGAACAGGCTCGGCGGCGTGCTCCATCCCCTGCTCTTCGGCATAGCTACTTCCTCAGCTGGATCTCGTAATGCGCCTTGGCCGGATCAATGCCGGGGCTGACGATGCGGTATGTGGCCGGCTCACCGGAAATCAGGTCGGGGGCTGTGATCTGATGCCCAACCGCGGGCTTGTCGGTGACCTCGCTGGCCAAGCAGATCAGCATCACGTCGCC